AGTTCTTTGGCAGGAGATCTACAATTCCCGACATCTTAATGGTAAACGAGTTTATGAGTGGTTACATGCTTTGCCCTCTGGGCATCCATTGACCACGTTGATCAATAGCTTGGCTAACCAAATTCTTGTCCGTGTTATTTTTAAGAGATTGTGTCCCGATTTAGTTTTTGAGGACCACGTTAGAGCTGTGGTTTATGGCGATGATATAGTTTTGGCTGTTTCCGATGTTGCGATTGGTCGGTTTAATCAGCGCACTATGACCGAGGAATTTGCCAAACTCAATATGACTTTTACTGCAGAGCGTAAGGACGATATTGTACCTGAATACCGTCCATTGAGTGAAATCACATTTTTGAAGAGAGGTTTTGTCAATCATCCACTTGTTCCCGGTGTGTTTTTGGCTCCTTTGGCCCTTGAGGTTGTATTGGACATGCCTTATTGGACTATGAAAACTAATATGGAGAATGACATTTCTCGTGATAAACTCAATTGTGCCTTAGATGAGTTATCACTTCATGGTCAGGCTAAGTTTATGGAGTGGGCCCCAAAAATGTTTGCGGTTGCGCATCGTGTTGGGGTCGCACCACCAGTCGACTATGATGTTGAGTGGCATGTTAGATTGAAGAACACCACCCAACAAATAGCGTTTCTGTGAAGGCGCTAATCCGCCTCTGTTGGCGATATGGAATTTACCAGTCCATCAACAAGCGCAAGGTAGTGGCTTACCACTTGGTACGGCATGGTTTGGGTTGATCATGTCGGTTATTGATAACCAAACGAGAATGATACGAGCGTCCAGGAGGGACGTGTAGAAGAAAATACCTCCACTCTAACCATGGTTACTGATGCACCGGTGGTTAGAAAAGTAACGCATCAACAAGACTCCCGTATTCTGCAGATGGTAAAATGTAGTTCGGGATTTAATAGTCAGGATATCACTGATTTCTTGGCAAAGCCTTACCCTTTCTCATATGGAACGCTTTCTACGGCTCTTTCCCCTGTGGGTTACACTACATGGGATATTAGCGCAATGTTAACCAATCATCCTGCGTATGTCAAAAGTACGCAGTATATGTTGGTTGGCTTTACGACAGTAGTTAGATTGGTAGTCAATGCGTCCCCGTTTCAAGCATGCCAGCTTTATATGGTGTATGAGCCAGCTGCAGCGGACGTGTTGAATGCTGATTACCAGTATCGTGAGACAGCTGTTACAATGAGTCATGTTATTCTTGATATAGCAGAACAGAGTGAGGCTACTCTGGAGTGTCCATTCCTCAATGCTTTTCCTGTATGGGATAAATCATCGAGTGTGCCTCAACCTGGTGAAGTTAATTTTTGGCTCTATACCGCTTTGCGTGTGGGGTCTTCTGCTCCCACTACGATAACGTATACTGCCTTTGTCCATTTTAAGGATTTGCACTTTTCTGTCCCGTATAATCAATCTGGTAATGTTGGTGTTACAAGAGAAGTTGCTGTTGCGGTTACAAAGAAAGGACCCATTGAGGAAGCTTTGAGCGCATCCAGAAAAGTGGCTACTAGTCTTGGTAGAATACCACTTATATCGTCCTACCTTAGGCCAATAGCGTGGGCTTTGGCCATTGCCCAACGTACTGCGGGTGCGTTTGGTTGGGCAAAACCGTATCAAAGTGAGGCGGTTACTAAGGTGAGACATATTGAAACTGATTTTATGGCAAATTGCGATGGTGCGGAGCCAGCAATTCCATTGGCGGGATCAGCTTGTAATCAGCTATCGCCAACCTTCGGGTATGGTGATAGTAAGTCGGATGAGATGTCAATTGATTATATAAAGACACGCTGGGGTGTCTATGACAGGTTCGGTTGGCCGTCCAGTAGTGCTGCTGGTGTTATCTTGTATACCATCACGGTGCGACCTGGTAGTTGCTGGCTGACGTCGGAAGTACCCTCCACAGCAACAGTGTTTAGATATACTCCCATTGGCTGGTTGCAATCATTTTTCTACTTTTGGCGAGGATCTCTGCGATTTCGTTTGAGAATCGCAAAAACTAAGTTTCATTCTGGGCGCTTATTGTTTACTTATTGCCCTGGTACTAGTAATAATTATGCGGCTCCTGTTGCTAATGTTGCTACCGCCGCTAATTATCCTCTACTATTGACAGATGTGGTGGATATTCGTGAAGCTTCTATTGTTGAATTTACTGTACCTTTTATGTCACCACGACTTTATAATTCTTATTTAGAGAGCACTGGCACCGTCCGCATTATTGTTGCCAATGCATTGATCGCTCCTGAGGTCGTCGCTAATAGTGTGGACTGTACTATTGAGGTATGTGGCGGTGACGATTTAGAGTTTGCTGCTCCTAGATCTAGTTCCTACATCCCAGTTTTGTCTCACACTTCTGGCTTGCTCGATGCGCCAGAGGTTGTGAATCAATCGGGGCTGGTCGCTTTGACTGGTCCCAGTGATGTTCTAACGAATGAGGAAACTCGAGGTAAGGTTATTGGTG